CATACACGTTCTCAACCTCTGGTACGATTCGAATTGTCGCGATGCAGGACGTTGATGTCGCTGTCCGTAACGCAGCCAGCTTTGCGGCAATGCTCGACGCATTGGCTTAATCTTGATGGCGGGGTTGAAAGCCCCGCCTTCTCTTTTTGGAAGGTTCCAACATGAAAATCTTGATGATCGACAATAGCTTTGCCTCTGGCGAATTGGTCGAAATGGGTAACGAATACGACCTCGACGAATACGACGCTCGCGCGCTCGTATCTGCAAAACGCGCTATTTTTGTTGATGCAGCAAGCGATGCTGCTCTGCCTGATCCCGAGCCTTTGGCAGACGCGGCACCTAAGAAGTCTGCTAAGAATGTTTAACGAAAACACGGCCTATTTTTTGGCTGACTTTGGCGTTGACGCCGTAATAGGCGGCGTCACGTTCAAGGGCATTCTTGATCGTCCCACAGACGTCTTAGCTGACGGGATGATGTTGTCCGATAGCTACGATCTGACATATGCAACTCTTGACGCCGTTGTTCAGATTAACGCGTCTCTCACCGTTGACGGCGTATCATATAAGGTACGCGACGTCCGGGCGATTGATAATGGCAAATTCTCGATTGCGTCTTTGAGCAGAGTATAATGGCAAAACGTGAGGAAATTCTAGCGCAGATCGCAACTGCGCTTGGCACAACCACGCTTGTTGTTTTGCCGATTCACCGCTCAAGGGTTGTTCCTTTAGAGCGAAGCAGGCTTCCTGCAATTGTCGTCGAGCCTGTCAGTGATAATGTCGAAAGCGAAACGCCGCTCGGCTTTCTACAATGGAACATGAGTGTCCGCGTCATCCTTTACGTTCTAGGTGACGTGCCTGACCAAGTTGCTGATCCGATTGCAGCGGATATCCACGCGAAGATTATGAGCAACACAACCTTAAATGGGCTTGTGATCGACATCATGCCCGTGTCGGTCAGCTTTGACCTTCTCGATGGCGATCAACCGCGTGGCGCAATTACCATGAATTTTTCAATTATCTACCGCACGACCCGTAACTCGGTCGCCTAAAGGAGCCTGACATGCCATTGCTTACCAGAAAAAGAACGCTTCTCGCGAAGCTAGAGACAACGTATGGGACAGATTCCGTGCCAACCGGCGCGGCAAATGCCGTCCAAGTCCGGAACATGACGGTTACTCCGATTGTCGGGGATTCTGTTCCTCGCGACCTTGTGAGGCCGTTTCTCGGCGCGTCTGAAAATGTGCAAGGAACCCGACACGTTGCGCTCGAATTTGAGATTGAATTGCAAGGCTCTGGCACGGCGGGGACGGAACCGGCGTTCAAAGACATCCTTGCCGCTTGCGCGATGACCGTCACGACGGTTGCGTCAACGTCGAACACCTATCGACCGAATTCGAACAGTGCGCCGTCGTCGCTTTCGATTTACTTCAATCTGGATGGCGTTCAACACCGGATCACAGGCGCGCGCGGCACGTTCAAATTGTCGATGCAGGTCAATCAAATACCGGTGCTGCAATTCTCGTTCAAGGGGCTTTATAACGCGCCTTCCGACGTTGCTGCGCCATCGGTTACCTACACGTCGTATCGGACGCCTCTTGCCGTTTCGACTGCCAACACGACGGCTTTTTCGATTCACGGGTATACCGGAATGCTTCAGTCGCTCGAGATCGACCTCGGTAACTCTATTGACCACATGGCTCTCGTCGGCTCTGAATACATTCAGATCAGCGGGCGGTCTGTCACCGGAACGGCGGTATTTGAAGCGCCGACCATCGCGGCCAAGGATTTCTTTGGGCTCGCCGCCGGAACCGCGCTAGGGGCGCTCTCGATCACGCATGGAACGGCGGCGGGTTCACGCGCCGTGATCACGTCATCCACGGTCGATGTTCAAAACCCGACCTATGCCGATAACAACGGCGTGGCGATGATTTCCGTTCCGTTTATTCTCGTTCCTTCCACATCCGGCAACGACGAATTGTCGATTGCCTTCACATAAGAGGTCTCATGTTCAAACTTGCGCAATCGGCCGAGTATTTCTGGCCGGTCAAATTTTCGTTGCCTGTCGAAGGCGGTCGCTTTGAGAAGTCCACATTTGACTGTTTGTTCAAGCGTCTTTCTCAATCGCGAATTGATGAAATCATTCTTGCCGCTAATTCAGGGGCGATGAAGGATTCAGACATTGCTCGTGAAATCGTCGTCGGGTGGCGCGGCGTGACGGATGACAAGGGGGATGAAATTGAGTTTTCGACCTCTGCATTCGGGCAACTTCTCGATGTGCCTATGATGGCGACCCACATTGCCGGCGCTTTCATTGATAGCCTTGCCGAGGCGCGAAGAAAAAACTAACGGACGCCGCCGTCTATTGGGCAAGGGGCGGCGTTAAGAATGACATGGCGGACGATTTAGCCGTGTTCGGAGCGCCGGATGAGGTCATTCAAGAGGCTCTTTTAGACGATACCCGTTTTGAGGTCTGGCCTGAAAACTGGCAATATCTAGAACTCTTTTGCCGGTGCCGAACGCAATGGACGGTTTCGTTCTCTGGCGTTGTCGGGTTGAATTATCCGGCAATTGAAAGCCTCATGCGAATGATGAAAATTGAAAACACGCCGGAATTCTTCTCGGAAATTCAGGCGATGGAATTTGCGGCATTACCGGTTTTGAATGAAAAGGCCGATTGAATGGCAATGAATTTGAACGCGGCAATCACGCTGACCGCGAACGTCAACGGAACGGAACGGGTCGAGCGTTTCAACAAAGCGTTCTCGAATATTAACGGCTCGGCTCAAGGCGCGGTGGCAGCTTTTGCAAATATCGGGAACGCCTTCGCCTCATTCTCCCGCGTCATGAGCGCGGTTCCATATCTAGGAGCGGTTGTCGGCTTCCAACAAATTGGGCAGGCTCTCAAAGCGGCGGTCGATAATGCCGACAATCTCAATGACCTGTCACAAAGGACAGGTATCGCAGTAGAACGGCTATCACAGTTTTCGACAGTGGCACGGATGAGCGGCACCGATATCGGGTCGGTTGCAGTCGGCCTCAAGACGCTCGCAAAAAACATGGTTGAGGCGGCAAACGGGAACGCTGATCTATCCCGCCTGTTTCAAACGCTTCAAATCAATGTCCGCAATTCGGACGGCACCATGCGGGATGCAGGGCAAGTGCTCTTGGATTTGTCTAGCCGCTTCCGTGATATGGAGGATGGCGCGGTCAAGTCTGCCCTAGCGGTCAAGTTGCTCGGCAAGTCGGGTGATCAAATGATCCCGATGTTGAATGAGGGCGCTAACAAGATCGAACGTTTCAAGGCGGTTGTCGGGAGTGACTTTGCGCAGGCGTCTGATCAATTCAATGACCGGCTTGTCACGCTTGGCGATTCGTTCGACACGCTCACGTCCAAACTTGCTAACGGCTTCCTGCCAGTTGGCAATAGCGTGGTTAAGATGCTCACGGAAGCATTGAACGGCTTAAGCGCACTCGGTGAGAACGTCGATAAGCAACCCTTTAGATCATTTGGTCGAGGGCCGCTCCCGCCTGACTGGTATCAGCAACAAGCGGCGGCGGGGAACAATAACCCCGGGATACAGATATCAATTTCCAAACCGCCTCAAAGGCCGCATGGCTTTGATATGGCACTCAAGATGTCGGACAGGGCAGAGGCTCTTGCCGAGATTGCAGGTCAAGGGCTTGCGGCTAAGAGCCTTCCGAGAGCAGATGCAGCGGCTCGGACGATGAACAACACGCTTAACCAAACGAACGTCATCGTTGACGGCTTGTGGAAGCGGTCGCAGACTTTCGCGGAAGGCTGGAAATCTGGCCTTAGCCAAGTGGGTGCGATGGCGAATGATGTTGGTGGCGCAATCGAGGATGCGATGACCGGTGCGTTCCGCAATGCCGAGGATGCGTTCGTGTCATTCGTTCAAACCGGCAAGGTCGATTTCTCATCGCTGATCAATTCAATGATTGCCGATCTGGCACGGGCGCAATTTCGTCAATTGACGTCGTCACTTTTTGGCGGGTTCAATTTCGGCAACATTTTCGGGTCGCTTTTTGGTGGCGGGACGGCAAGTGTTCCACTTCCTCCGATCCGGCCCTATGCGATGGGAACGGACTACGCACAAGGCGGATTGTCTCTCGTTGGTGAGAACGGGCCGGAACTTGTGAGGCTTCCTAGAGGGGCTTCCGTCACGCCTAGCCACAAGTTGGGTGGCATGGGTGGCACGACGATCAATCAAAATTTTACCTTCACCGGCGGCGTGACTGAAAAGGACTTGGCGAGGATATTGCCGGAAGTCTCAAAGGCCGGTGCTAACATGGCCTTGTCTCAAATAGCAGGGGGCCGCTTGTCGGCTCGGATGGCCTAATGTCGATTGTATACCCGCTCACCCCACCGGCGGCTTTTGCAGCGGCAAAAATGGCGACGGTTTCGCTTGCCCGTCGTGTTGGCATTTCCCGCTCTCCCTTCACGGGTGAACAAAAGGTTTACGAATGGCCTAACGAATACTGGACGGCTTCGGTTTCAACGCCGCCCTATTTCCGCGAATCCGGCGGGGCCGAACTTGAGGCATTCGTCGCGTCTTTACACGGCGCGGCTGGAACGTTTCTCTGGTCACCGTCCTATGCCAGAACAAGGCGCGGCACCTCGAATACGACTGGCGTCACCGTCAACGGCGCGGGGCAGACGGGGCGTCTTCTCAATGTCACGGGCCTTGGCAACATCAAAACGCTTTTGAGCGGTTCGTTCATCAGCCTTGGCACGGGCCTCTCGACAAGGCTCTATCAGGTTGTCGAGGATGCGACGTCAAACGCCACGGGTGACGCGACGCTGACAATTGAACCGGCCTTGCGGTCAACCCCTGCCAATGGCGCGGCAGTTACGCTTGCCAGTCCGCAAGGCTTATGGCGGCTTGCCGGTTCCTCATCGATCCCGCAACCGACGATCAACGGCGGTGGCGGGTCGGGCAATCTTTATGAAGCGTTCAATTTCTCGCTCGAGGAAGCTATTTAGCCTCAACCTCTTTCCATGGCATGAGCGATGCGTTGTAACATTGCGGGAAATCTTGGCTGGCGTAAACGACGGCATCATTGTTGATCAAAATTGCTGTCATCCTTAAGCCTGTATAGCCACCCATCCGGTTCCGCGAATTGGCGAGCAAGCAAACAACCCATCCTTGTTGCATCATTATATGTCCTGAAATTGGCTCACTGATCGAAACTGACCGCAACGAGTATGGGTCGACGAATGCGGTTTCAATGTAATTTTTGACCGTCGCCTTGTAGTTTTTCGGGTACGGGCCGATCAATGAAGCGTCTGGCGTGACACAAGCGGCGACCGACGCGGCAATCAATACAACTGGAATGATTTTCTTCATGGCTTCACCTCCGAAGCGCATGACGTAGCGGAAATTGGTTAACAATCCATGAGAAT